TACTTGCTGATACATAACTGTTGCTAAGTCTACTTGTCGCTGGTATTCAGCATCAAGGAAAGATTTAGCTAGAGTAAGTAACTCTGCTCGTAATTCGTAAGGGGATTTTTGTGTCATGTTTGTAGTGTCTAAATTAATCAGTTAACTGATATGGTTTTTGTGGATTCACCCTATAGTATAGGTAAATAGCATATTTTGATAAGTCCTTAAACTTACCGCTTTTCTTTATTGTAGAGCTACTTCTAAAGATAAAGTAGGTTAATTCGTTGATTATCCTTGTTGTTGAATGGCAAGGGCTTCCGACTCTGGGATTACTACAACTATTTGAAAAGCAAAAATACCTGTATCTCTTAGCTTAGCAGCCTCAACATCTACTTGATCTCTTGTTTCAACTTCTATTATAAATTCATCATCTACATAAATTTTATACATATTTTATTCCTTTAATAAGGTCGTGCCCATTTGCTAGCATTGGCGATTCTACCGGGTAATTGAGTAGCAAGATTAATATTTCCGCCAAAAGTTGCGGAGGTTATATCTGTAGCGGTACTTGCAAATATTTTAACATTCATGTTGTTAGGATAGGGGTAAAAATCATTCCTTTCGATCATATAGCTAAGTCTAGTTTCACTAGGAGCTCTTCCGATTGCTATTGCTTTATATGAAGTATACATATTATACTCTAGGCCAGATCCATTGGCAGCAGTATAGTAATAGTCATTAACGGTGGTATGAAATAAGAAGCTATCAGAAGAATACATTTGCCTATTAGTTTGGTTAGACCCATACTTCAAGGTCCACCAAAAACCTAATTGGTATATATTTACTGAAGAGTTGTTTGCAGTATAATTGTGAGTATAATACCAACCCGCTGCATTTACCACACCTGAATAAATTTCTCTATACCCAGAAGGGACGGCTGTTGTTTGAGTCGTACTATCTGGAAATACTATTCCAGAATTATTTAAAGTTGTTGCCATAGTTTCCCTAAGATTAAAGATATTTGAGTTAGAACATAAAACTAGAAGCAGTAGACTTCTTATGTGCGTTAACAGGAAATAGGTATTCAATGGCATACCTTAAGCCGTCGGTCCAGTGTTCTACACCTTCTGATTTATCAATTGTTGCTGAGTCAGCATTGCTCTCTACCCATACAGTACGCTCGAGACTCTTAATAGTCGAGGCAGCTCTTGGGTGAATATACATATCAATATCTCCTGCAGCATTACGGAACTTACGGTTAACAGCGTTAACAGAGTCAACGATCTTTGGTGCAGCAGACCTAGCAAAGGTTCGTATACCGTAACTCTCAAGGATACTAAAGTCAGTAGCTCCTGCAACAGCGCTTGTCTTACGAGCACGTCCAGCGGGGTCAGGATAGGCGTTAACTTTATGCCCTTTGCTAATATACAAATCTTTTATACGTTTAGCCAGAGACTCTGTATCGAGTACGTTCTGCATATCATCAAGAATGTGAACCTGTCCTGCTCTCACAGCAAATACAATTGCTGCCATGATACCGATGTTGAAGTCAATTGCGATATGCACATCTTCTTTGCCATCACTATTGTTTGTAAATTCTGGCAAGTCACTTGTAACGTGAACCTTACGATCAAACATATAGAAGACCCTAGCACCTGATTCTTCAGGGTTAGCTTCATACTCTCTGTTGAATTTAAGAGGATCAATGGTCTTCTTTACTCGTTCAATTTCTTCATCAGATAAGTAAGGTGAATCACGATAGCTGTAGTGAAAGTGTTTCCATCGAGGATCAATAACGCTAAGCTGTGTCATATCATAAAAATAAGTAAAGCCTTTAGGAGTACCAATGACAAGTGCTTTGTGGTTGCCACCCCAACGAGTGGTCATAGTAGGTTGAATAACAGATTCCCAAGAGTCTTTTAATCCGGGCCTACCTGTCCAGTCTTCAACCTCGTCACATACAACAAAGTATTGACCTGTTCCACGCATACGCTCAGATGCTTCATAAGACCATAGCTTAAGCTTAACGTTATTAGGGAACCAAAAGGTACCTGCGTTAAGTGAACTCTTTTCAGCAAAATTCTCAAGACCTAATTGATAGGCAAGAATAGGGAAATAAATATCCTGAGATTGCTGATATGTAGGGCAGATTAAAGAGACATTTTTATTAGGCATATCTGCTGGCATCTGTATAAGCTCGTTCACAGCGATTGCTGCTGCGGTAGCTGCTAGAAATGATTTACCAAAGCCTCGTGAAGCCATCACTGTAGCGTATTTAACTGTGTTAGGTTCTGAAAACAAATACTTAATGATCTGCGATTGACCTTTGTGGAGTCGTACTTCGGACATAGTTTATTAAACTTCCTTATTTTTATTTTGTATACTATATAATAACTTTATATAACAATAATCGAGTTAATCAGCAGATAGTATAATCCGTAAAGGTTCTACTGTGCTTGTTTCAACTTCTCTACGCTCAGGTACAGATCGGTAACCATACTTCATCAAGTTGTTGATAATGCTTGCCTGTGTACTTAGTAAACCCTGCATAGCAACCGCTGAGTATCTACGCTTACCGAGGTTCATCTCAGAGATCATATCATCAATCTTGTGGTATTGTATCACCATTCGCTCAATAGGGTCGAACCATAACTCTTGAAGACGTTCTACCGAGTCTTTTCCATATATTTGTTTTGAACCCTTAGGTCTTCCACTACCCTCGAGCTTCTGCCCTTTTTTAATAGTACCAACATGAGAGTTCTTCTTCTTTGGTTTAACATCGGTAGTGGCTATTTCGTCTGAATCTATAGCCATTTTAATTTCCTTTAATTTATATCGCTAAATATACTATTAAACCTATAATGTAGGTGAGCATACTAGTAGCTATTGCTATCATAGCGTAGAGTACTAAATCTCTTAGTTTCTTCTTACGTTGAGCAATATATCGTTCTTTATCACGGATAATCTTTCTACGCATCTCGATCATTTCTTTATACTCAGGTATTCCATAACGCATAATAATGATAGTTCTTAATTCTGACTCCATCTCTTGCACTTTTTTTTTAGCAATGAGAGCATTTAGGGCTTCCTGCTCCACACTACCACTTGATAAAAACTTCTTAAAAACTGAAGGACGTTGAGCCTTCTGGTTTGCAGTAGATATTTTAGAGACAGCGTTAAACCAGCTTCCGAGCTGACCTCCCATGTCTTCTATTTCTCTACCAATTTCAATACCCTTTTTGATGGTATTAAAAGCAGTTGTAGCTATCAATAAAGTTGCTGAGATAGGTTCCATAATTAAACCCTATCTATCTCTGTTGACAAGGTATATTCTCATTGAGCTTAGCTCTGAATTAGCGGAGGCTAGGTCAGCCTTAAGTTCAGCTATTTCTCGTAACAATTCTTCTTTATCTTTGATTAGTACTTCTACTTTAGCAGAGAGATTGGTTACTTGAGCGATTAAAGACTGCAGGTATTCCTTCTGCTGTTCATGATCTGTCTTTCTCTTTGAACTCAAATAATTCCAAAATCCAACACCACCAAGAAGGCTACCGACTACTGCTAATACTGAGTTGTGATCTCCATCTAGCATAATGGTTCTCCAAGGTTAATTTGTTTGTTTTGTATAGGACGTATTCTTTAACGTCCCCTGGTAGTTTATTAATATTAGTATTACTATTTTAAGGATTAAAACAACTAAGGGTTACAATAATGAGGATAATAATAACTATGGTTTGAGTAACTAAGGTTACTTCTTAGGTAGTGCTTCCCTAGTTCTAATCTTAAAGATTTCTAGGGTGTAGTTCCTAAAATAGGTCTATAACTCTAATAATTACACCCGGGCGGAGGGAGCTTATTCTTTAACGTCCCCTGGTGCAAGTCCATGATTTTTAACGAAAAAAAAAAAAGAGAGAAAACCCTCTGAACTACCCCTAAAACCCCAATTAAGAAGTTAAAGAGATAGCCCAGAGGGTTGTTTTTAAAGGGGAAAACCCCTAATCTAGTTTAGATAGCTTCTTTATT